ACTTCGATAGCTAGTATATAATTTTCTGTAGTTTTTATATGAGCGCGCCTAGCTGCGGCATAAGCTATTTCCGCATCAATAACAGCTTTTTTAGCCTCACAAACAGCTTCATAAGCATGATACGAAGCGATGCTGGCAGCGTAATCAGCGGCAAGTAATTCTTCTTTTGTCATTTTTAGCTCCTAGCAAGATTGTGAGAGGTACGATGTAAAGGCAATCGCCATTACAACAATAATTATTACGAGCCACGGTGTAGGCTCGAATGGTGGTCGCTTTTGGCGTGGGAAGAACTCGTCGTATTTACTCATTTGTATCTCCTTAGACCCCCCCCGAAGGGGGGTAGTGTTAACTTATATAAACGATTGTGTTTTTATTTAAAATCGTGAAATAACGGGAATAAGGCTTGCAATATTCAACAAACTCATCCGTAAATTCTGGGTGTTTTTCATTTTCAATATGATCGCATCTGCGGAAAAGAATTTTAGATGTTGGCTTGCGTTTAAAAACATCGCCTATCTTCAGATCGCTGAGTTTGATTGGTGTGGTCATTTGCATCTCCTGTAGTCAGACTCAAAATGAACCTGATGTAGAGATATTATATAGAACTATTAGAGTTGTCAACTATATTTACAGACAAAAAAAGGGCCACGATTTCTCGCAGCCCAAAGAGCGCAACTACCAATCACGCAAATTAATTGTACATCAGAACGGCAAATCGTCTGGCATATCGTCAAACGGTGTGGAGTATGGGTCGGTTATTTTTTGGGTCTTTATTGGCAATACATTCCTAGAGTCATGCTTAACCGTAGCATCAGCCTCCTTGCCCTTGCCTAAGAACTGCACCGTATCTGCACTGATTTTGGTGCTGTACTTGGTAACGCCAGACTTGTCCTCAAATTTATCTGTTTTCATTTTGCCCTGCACATAGACTTGAGAGCCTTTATCTAGGTACTGAGCGCAGATTTCTGCCAGCTTGCCAAAGGTAGATACGTTAACCCATTCTGTACCTTCCTTTGTCTTGGTTTTCCAGCCACAAGCTATAGAGAAGTTTGTAACTGCATCTCCATTGGGAGTTACACGAGTTTCTGGTGCTTTCCCAAGCCTACCGATAAAGCTACACTGATTCAAATCAGACATTATTTTTTCTCCAGTTGTTTAATTGCGTCATCTACTTCACCTAAAAACTTAACTACTTCTGTTTCCATCTTAGCTATTAGATCGTTATCTCTCCGCAGTCTTGAGACAAATAGCTGTAGATGGTCTGGCACTCGTGGGTCATAGCTTACAAAGTCGCAATAAGTTGCGTCAGTTACCCACATCTGACACTGCATCTGATTAATGTAAGCAGCAGGTGGCTTGTTATCAAGCCTATATCCTAGATGCGTCTGGGTGTTAGGACACTTGATCTCGATTAACGCATTAACACCACTGATAATGCCATCAGGAGACGCTCCAAGCCACTTTATCGTAGGATGAAAGCAGAACTCTGCCTCGTCTACAAAATAGCCTGTATCGGCCTCGTAGCGTATTCTGGCAAGAGGTTCATGGTCAGTACCCCACTGCATCGCAGCATTATTGAAACTGTCAGCTACTTGACCAGAAACACGCTCTGCAATGATCTGCATCCTGTACTTCTGCCGGGTGACTGCTTCTCCTGCCTTACCCTTTGCTAATACATCGCTCATCCTAGACGCTGTTACATGGCCTAGCCGTTGTGCAAACCATTCTGGTGTCCCTTGCATTATCATTTTAGAAAGTACCTCCCAATGACCTTGCCGCTATCAAGCCAGACATTCTCAGTGTGTATGTTATAGCCCATGCAGCGCAAATCATAAACTCTAGCTGACAGTCTCATACATTGGGCCTCTTTCATTGCGTCCAGAGATGTTAATCGCCGCTTCTTCTTTAGTTGCCCTAGTAGCCAAAAGTTCTGTGATGATGGACTCATGCTAATTCTCCTTTGCGTTTGTTTTTAGAGTTAGCTAGACGGATCGTTGCTTCTGGATTGCTCTTAAACGTATCAGCAGCCGGGAAGTAATTGGTCTTTAGCTCTTCTATTGTTTCGCTAGACTCAATCATTCGTATCGATACTAATATCTGCTCTTCTATCGCATCGTCATCTACCTCAACTAATGGCAAATCTTCACCGCTGTATATGTACAGGCCAATTCCATGTAATGCGATAGCTTTAGCCAGACATCTCTGCATTGCCGTATTTACTGCCATTGCGTCAGGGTTTTTAATTGCCTTGTTTTGGTAGTCTAAAACAGGAAGCTGTGCAGTCATTGTTTTGCCAAACGCTGTGACACTGCAAAAGACCATCATCGTCTCGCCAAACATCTTTGGCTCTCCATACTTCCAATTTGCTGACGGATCATCTTCCAGCAGATAGTGAACAGCCCATGCCCAAGAGAGGTATGTTAATTTTCCTTTCTTCTCAGTATGTTCGTTTACATTGATTTGCCGGAGGTCGCTGTAGAGTAACTTAGTCATATCATATTCCTTTCATATATGGCAAAATGCCACTTGTATTATAACTGAGATTACGAACTATGATAGAACTAAATTTACCCTACCCGCCAAGCGTAAATACTTATTGGGGTTTTCGTGGATCGCGGCGGTTTCTGACCAAGACAGCTAATGACTTTAAGCTAATAGTTAACCTTGCCGCTAAACGAGCTAGGTTTGGCGATGACAAAGTAGGTCTGGAGATATTGCTTCATGCACCTGACCGTAGGCGTAGAGACATAGATAATGTACTTAAGCCGCTTATAGACGCTCTACAGGCTGCTGGCGTGTTTGATGATGACTCTCAGGTAGACCAGTTGATGGTAGCGCGTGGCAGCGTGATTAAAGGCGGTTCGTGCCTAGTCAAAATAAAAAGTTTACAAGAGTAGAAATTTAATCTATTCTTACTGCATTGGGTTTAGTGAACCTGATGACAGGAAGGGAGTCAGTTATGCAATTCAGTATCTTTAACGGTGAGACAAGGGCTTTCAGCCTACCCCTTTCTATGGTTGTAATCCTGTCGGCTCACTACCGGCTCTCACCGTTAAGGATATTGTTATGAGTGCAACCCCGTGGTTTAAGTTTTATCCCGGCGATTACAAGTCAGATACAGGTAGATTAACTACCGTTCAGCATGGTGCTTACATATTGCTGTTGCTAGATTACTACGCGACAGGAGAAGCGCCGCCTAATGATGATGTTGTTTTAGCTAAGATTACATTGTGCGACTCGCAGAATGAGTGGTTTGCGATACGCAAAGCTATCGCACGACATTTTGAGATAACTGACGTTTGGAAGCATGAACGCTGCGAGAAGGAATTACTTGCCAGAAGTGCTGAACACACTAAAAAGAGTGAGGCTGGCAAAAAGGGTAATGAAATCAAGTGGGGAGTATCGCAAAGTGAGTCGCAAAACAGCCATTCTGCGATACGCAAATCTATCGCAATACCAGAAGTCAGAAGTCAGAAGTCAGAAGTCATAGATCAGAACTTAGAAGTCAGAAGTCACAAGTCAGAATCAAAAGAATTTAAGTCAAAAGAGTTGCGCGAAACGCGCTTAATTATTCCCCCCATTCAGATTCCTGATTGGATTCCTGTAGACGCATGGAATGACTTTGTAGACTCTAGGAAGAAACTTAGGAAGCCTCTGACTCAAGGTGCTATAAAACTGGCTATCTCTACTCTGAGCAAGCTAAAGTCTGAAGGTAACGATCCTAAAGAAGTTATAGAGCAATCAATCTTGAGTGGTTACAGTGGTCTGTTTCCAGTCAACAAGGGTAAGCAGTCAATTACAGACCAGAACCGGGCCGTTGGAGAAGCATTCAAATTAAAACTACGTCAACAAGATCAACAATCACAAGGAGAAACCTATGAACACGAGTGAAAAAGAGCAGTTTACTGACCTGATAATCAATATATTTGAGATATACAGCATGAAGATAACGCCAGCTTCCATCATGATCTGGTCTAACTTGATGAATGGCTACCCGTTCAGCAGTGTTAAAGACGCACTTCTTAACCACGTTCAACACTCAGTATTTGCACCTAAACCTGCCGACATGATTAATTTTATTAAAGATCAGGATGGCAGACCTAGTGCAGACGTAGCGTGGTCAATGATTCCCAGAAACGAGTATGTTAGTGCCGTACTAACTCAGGATATGCTTACAGCTATGGCAGCAGCCCAGCCCTTGCTGAATGAAGGCGATCAGGTTGCAGCTAGGATGGCTTTTAAGGATTCATACAACAATCTGGTAAACGAAGCTCGTAATAAATGTACCCCTATAGCGTGGTTTCCTAGTCTTGGCGATGACAAGAATGGTCGAGAGTCAGTCATTACAGAAGCTATCAGGCTTGGTCGTATAACTGAGGAACACGGTAAGAAAATGCTGCCACATATTACAAACTGGACTGAATTGATGAGGTTGTCATGAACTGGCCTGTAGGTTCACAGTATGCAGATCTGACTGGCAAAGGGTCGTTTGTCGGAATAGCTGATGAGATATTTAAGATTACGACACTTAACCTAAAGAAAAAGCAGTCCGAAAGTATGCAGAGAATCATGCGAACGGTCGAGATGCGTGACTACAAACGAGAGAGTAGAGAGCGTCCTACTAAGCGCATGACAGAGGCCATGAAGTCTATCGTTAAATACATCAAAGCCAATCCCGGTGTAGAACGTGCCGAAATCTTAAAAGTAGTCTTTAACTTTAGCGTTATATCTCCGTCCAGCTTAGGCAGTAATCTTAACTCCTTGATTGCCCAGAAGATAATAACCAGCAACGGTCGTACTACTAAACGTAAGTTTTATGTAATAGAGGCAGAAAATGTCTGAGACTATTAACATATTCAAAGCCCTAGACTTCATACGCGACAATGCAGAAGCCTATGCTCAGGCAAAAGCTAACCTGCTGTACCTGACAGAGTATCGCAAGACTAAGAAAGCGTTACTCATGATCGAGTCAGACGCAAAGACAGAAAGTGCCAAAGAAAGTTACGCCTACGCTCATGATGAATACATTGAACATCTAAAAGCCCTAGCAATGGCCCTACAAGAGTCTGAGAGGCTGCGTTGGCTCATGGTAGGGGCAGAGGCTAAGATAGAGGTCTGGAGGTCACTGGAGGCTTCTGCACGACTTGAAATTAAATCAACATCATAGGAGGACATATGCAGCCAGTTTGCGAATGTTGCAATCAAAAGATCAGGAAACTTAATCCACATCGAATGGATAAGCATAAGGTTGAAACCCTAGAGATGATGGGTAAAGCCGCCCTACAAGGTGACGAATGGATACAGGCGCAAGCTGGTAGCGGCATGAAGGTAGGGAACGCAATGCTACGCGCACCTTATCGAGTTCAAGCCCATGTCAGTAGGCTGGTATGGTTTGGGCTTGCAGAGCATGGCCCACACAGATCAGGTAAATACAAAATAACCCCGGAGGGAATAGGCTTCTTGCGTGGACTTGTTAGCGTTCCGGCGATAATCCATTGCAGGGACGGAGTGGTTTATACTCGCTCAGATAGGCAGGTCTTTATTGGGGACGTTAACAACGTCCTTCTGGATAAGAAGTATTGGGACGATTATTGGAAGGTTCAGATTTGAGCAAGAAAAAAGACTACGCAAGGGTAGCTGAGATTGGCTGTATCTTGTGCCGACATCGCGGGGTGTATGATACTCCGGCAGAGCTACACCATATCAGGAATGGCGGTAAGCGAGAGAATGCGCCAGTTATACCGCTATGCCCAGAGCATCACCGGGGTGCTACAGGAGTGCATAATCTAGGTTCTCGCGGCTTTGTTCGAGTGCATGGCATTAGTGAAGAAGAACTATTAAGCGATCTAATCTTTCTAATAGGATAAATATGAATAATAAATTTATGAGGCGTTTTAGCTACCACGAGTGGCTGATGATCGGCATAGCCGTTACTCCAGTAGTCGTGATCTTGGTTATCGTTGGGTATCTAATAGGACTGATGTTATGAATAATAACAGTGATAACAGAGATGAATTAGCAGCAATGGCAATGGTAGGGATTGTAAGTGGTATAGGAAGGGTTGTTATTAGCAGTGCAGACTGCACTATGACTGCAAATTCTGCTTATAGAATAGCTGATGCAATGATAGCTTGCAAAAAGGGTTGGCCTAAGCCGGAGGTTAAATGACAGAAATGCTATTGTGGTTAACGATGACAGTATGGTTTGAAGCTCGTGGAGAGCCTGAGCATTGTCAGGTAAAGGTAGCGCAGGTCGTACTAAACAGGATGACAGATGGTGACGTTAAGAAGGTTATCTTAGCTCCTGCACAGTTCTCATGGGTGTCTGAGAAGCTAAATAACGGTGTACTAAAGCCAGAACACAGACCTAACAAAGAATCGGCAGCATGGTTAAAAGCAGAAGCGTCTGCTAGAACTGCGATATACTCGACGGACGTTTTTAGGGCCACTCATTTCCACGCTATAACAGTCAATCCTAAGTGGGGCAGGCCGTTCTACAAGACCTGTGGAAATCACCACTTCTACTTGTGAGGTTTAATATGTCTACACCTGCATGGACGCGAAAAGAAGGCAAATCACCTAGCGGCGGTCTAAACGCTAAAGGTAGAGCATCATATAACGCTGCTAACCCAGATAAGCCCGGTCTAAAACCACCGCAACCACAGGGTGGAGCTAGGAAAAGATCATTCTGCGCGAGAATGGGTGGAGTTGATGGCCCAATGACAGATGAGCAGGGTGATCCTACTCGTCTAGCCCTAGCATTGCGAAAGTGGAAGTGCTAACGATTAAGTCGGCTAGGGAGACATCCTGAAAATGTCTTGCGTGGTCGCGGTCGGGAAACCCGTTTGATCCTCGATAGATAACCGCCTGACTTATTATGACAACAAAGTTTTGCATGCAGTGCCAGCACTCAATCTATGTCATAGATAAAGACCTGAGCGAATGGAAGCCTATCTATAACAAGCTAGGGAAGGTAACTAGAAGGATTTGCCCTGCGTGTGCTGCTGGCAAAAAGAAGTTTGACTCTACGGGCGTGTACAAGAAGTAGTTATATCAATTTATATACTAAAACAGGTATAACTACTCATCGTATTGTGGACTGCTCACGAACCCAGCTTTGGAGCGATTCAAGAGTTTGCGAGTTTTCGTGGCAGATACCGTAATTCCTGATGACTG